TTGAGTGGGGGGACATAGATCGTCGTGTTGAGATTCCAGAAGAACTTGGTGCATGGGAGTTTGCGGAAACTGACATTGTAAACATTCACAAACCGTATCGTTTTGTCGCGTGTGACCCATTGGGGGTGGAACCTCCTTTTGGTGGCGAGATTAATACCAAACCAACTCGCACGTGGGAGGAGCAGGTTGATCGCATCATGCAAATTCATGAGTTGTTTGTCGATTTCGGCAACGAACCAACTGCATCCTGCGTCAACCATGGACACCTTCACGTTTTTGTTCCAGGTCTGAAAGATGACATTGATGCACTGAAGCGTCTTACTGCGTTTATCAAGGCAAACCAGAAAGACACTATTGAAGCGTGTTATCAGTTCCGCGATGGTGGTGGTATGAAGTCAGCAAAGGGTGCTACGACATATCTCAAGTTTGACGGTGGTCGTGAGATGCCTGATTACATGTGTGATAACATTGCTAACCTTGCAACTGACTTCGATTCGTTTATTAAGATGCATGCAGCAGGTAAAGATGGCGTTTCCATGGGTCGTCCTTTCCGTTATGCGATCAACATGTATTGCATGAAGCATACTGGTACGATTGAGTTCCGTTGCTTCCGTTCAACTACCGATCGTAAGCAGATTGAAGATCAGTTCAAGTTCGCGACTGCGTTTATTGATGCTGCATTGAATGGCAGTTGGGCGAGTGTAAGGGAAATCCTAGATTACTACGACTTTGACTTCCCTCCATTCATCTGGGATCTTAACGAATACGCTGGTTGGATTAATACCAAGTATGACAAGTCTCGCGGTGAGAAGAAGCGAGAATTCCACGATGTTGTCTAGGTTGCGTCGAACCAGTCGCGAAGAATTTAGTAAACACATTACAACTCAGAAGCAAGATTCCTTTGCAAAGACTTTTGTCGCAAAGGCAGACATGCAAGAACTCTGGGATAACTGTATGGGCGTCTGGGAAGATGATAATCTTCTCGGCGCTATCATCGTATCATTCTCTAAGCGAACTCCCATCATTGCCAACCTGCAGTTACTTCACACATTCTATGCCTCGCGTGGTAAGGGTGTTGGCAGGACGTTGTGTGACTTTGCTATTGCTGAGGCGCATCGATACAACGCTGCATACTTCCGAGTTTCTGCAGAAGCAGATGCAGTCCAATTCTACGAGAAATGTGGATTTACTTTCCTCGGTGAGCAGAAATCAGGCAGTCAACTGTCCATGTTCAAACTCAACGGTCCAACCTACCAAGATGGTCTGTATGACATCAACGATACTGTCATTAACAAAGCAGTGTTTAGAAAGGGTAAAGGCGGATGCGTAAAAGTATTTGCGAAACTTGAAGAAAACCCTTTACTTTTCCCCTAAAGTTTAGTATAATGGTTGTCTAAATTATGAAGGATTTTTTATATTATGGCAATGACACGCACCCCGCAAATCAAGGAAGTTTCTAGTTTTGACGATTGTGATTATGAGATAGAAGAACTATTATCTACAATTTCTGCTAAGACCAAAGGATATGTTTATGGTTGGTATGACTTTGTAACTGGCAAGCGTTATATCGGATTTCGTAAGAGCGCAGATGTTGATGATGGATATATTTTCTCTTCTAAAAATCCAGAACTTCAACGAGCATGGTCATTAGGTCATCTTCGTAGAACAATTCTTTATTTTGGTTCTGCCAGAATTGCTATTATCCTTGAGCGGTATCTACTAAAATCTGCTGATGCTCGTCGTAATGATATGTGGTATAACTCCAGTAATGGTGGTGGTGGTGATGGAGGTATTTTAGATATGTCCATAATTACTGTCGAACATTCTAAGGTTGGTATCGATTGGATCAATGGTATTGAACCTGCACCGAAACCTGTTGATGTTTTTGCTCTTGCTAATACAAAACTTGCTAAGAAAATTCTCAAGTTGGTTAAGAACGGTTATTATACGACAATTGAAGAACCCATTACCGTAATTGCAGAATTTGGACACAATCAGGTTCGTGCAGAATTGTATGATCCTGCACATGTTGATGAAATTGCAACCCAGATGCGGTCTGATCCTGCTGAGGCGAGAAAACATGTTCAACCGATTGTTGTTGTCGTATATCCAGACGGAACAAAATTAATTATTGATGGGAACCATACTTCTCGTGCGGCGCTTGATGCAGGTTGGATTAGCGCACCCGTCATCTATATCAATAGCAGTGATTTTGATGACGATGATTGCACAATCGATTATTACGGAAACCTAGCAAATCATAAACCATTTAAGAAGAAGGGGAATACACCTGCTGACTGCCAGCGTGCAATCATCCAGAGTTATGCGAAGAAACTCAAGGATCTTGACGACGATAAATTTACTTTACTGCAGAGCGATAAGTTTAAGTTAAGCGTAACGCATCAATTCGATCCTGTTTGGACACGGGCAGTCATTTCATCTAATTTGAAGAAGGCGATTGAGCGAATTAAAACTGATCAGGCAATTGCTGAGATGAATTACCAGATATACTCTAAAACTGATCTAACTCACATTCAAAAAGAAATTGACTTGAAGTATCCTAATCATGCCAGTATTACAGTAACCTCTGGTGCGATTTATAATGCTGGTGTTGGTGGTGTTCTAAATAAGATGGGACAGGCGGATATCTGGGATGGTGTAATCATTACGCATCACGCTGGATTAACAGATTATGAGAATTGGGATACATATTTTAAAAAACTAACTGCATCAGTTAAAAGAATGAATCCTAGATGTAATCTTAAAATTATTCTTTTAGATTCATTTACCAAAAACATGATGACAGAAATTGATATGGAAATTCCAGCATACGACGAGTGCAATACCATTACTCCAATATATGATGATGGTAAGATTACGCACTATTACGATAAAAAAACCGACTCGTATCATGACGAGGAAACTGGTGAGTGGATTGCTGCAGAAGATTATGTTGAATGAATAATCGCGAATTGTTCATTCGCTGGTATGCTTGGTCTGTTAGTCACAAGGATTGCGATCCTTCGGTCTGGCAGACCAACTACCTCAATAAGCGATATGAACACAATGACGAAGAACGTATTTGGTTGTGCTGGTTATACGGTAACACCTATTACCTTCCAACATCTTGGGTGCTCAAGAATGAGTTCCCAGACTACGAACTTGCGACTGTAGACCGTATTACATGGTGGAATAACGAAAACTATAAAAGACTTCGTTATCAAACAGATACGAAATACAATAAAGGGCATTTGCCTTCTATGTTCGAGTCGTATCAGAAGTTTATGGGCAAGAAATCGCAGCGTGAAGTTCTAGAATCTCACTACGGCGATAATGAACAGCAAAACTTCGATAATCTTTGGAAGGTTATCAATACCAATTATCACAAGTTCGGTCGTTATACGACTTGGTTCTATATGCAGCATCTAAAGCATACTGCAGGAATTAAGATTGAACCTACCAGTCTAATGCTGAATGACTATTCAGGTAGCAAGTCGCACCGCAATGGTCTCTGTTATGCTCTTAATAAGGAAGAATGGATTAATGGTAAACTCACCCCGAAAGAATACCAGTGGTTGGAAGCTGAGTCTCAGTCGATTCTGGATGAATTGCGTCATCGGTATCCAACTCTTGCACCACAGTTCGACGCATTTACTATGGAAACCTGTCTTTGCTCGTTCAAGAAAATCTTCCGAGAAAGGTCGTCGCGATATCTAGGTTTTTATCTAGATCGTCAAGCAGACGAGATCAATAAGGTAGCAGCAGACGGTTGGTATGGTATTGAGTGGAATGTTTTATGGCAATCTCGCGAAGAAACACTTGACTCTCGACTGCTTTCGCGATATGGTGTTAATAAGGACAAGTGTGGTGAATACGTTCGATCTGGAACACTAGATAGAATGAATTGGATGTTCGATGTTGAACAGAAATCAGTTGGATTAGAGGATTTATTTGGATGAAAGTAATTGCAATTTTCGGTGAACCTGGAAGCGGTAAGTCTACCCTTATGAAGCGTTTGCTAGACGAGGTTGGCATTTCCCGTGAAGTGAAGACTGATGTAAAGTTGGTTCCCTATCATAACAAGGACAACATTTACGTTCTGGGTAAGTATGAAGAAGGTGAAGTCTTCGGTGGCACTGACAAGATGTCGATGGCAGTTCAACCAGAGGCAGTGAAGTTTCTTGCATCTCGCGCTGCTACAGATATTGTTCTTTTCGAGGGCGATCGTCTTTGCACAGGTTCATTCCTAGAGGAATGTGTCGATAAGTATGACACCAGTATCGTTTATCTACAAACCACGAAGGAAACTCGAAATGTTCGCTACGCAGAACGTGGTAGTAACCAAGACGAGACTTGGTTGAAGGGTCGCGAAAGTAAAATCAATAACATTCGTTCCAACTTCGTTCTTCAGATGGAAATGACCGAGTTTCTTAATGAATCTTTTGATGATCAGCAAAAAATCATTGACTTTATCAAAAAAATGCTTTATACTGGTTAAATGATATTAGAAAAACACGACGCAGAATACATCGCAAAACGATTCGTTGACTACATGTCAAATTATGGTCGTATTGACGACCACATGCGCATGAAAAAACTGGAGCGGTTAAAAACCCTTCCACACTCTCTTCCAGGGTTTGAACCCGAGAACAATTTGTTCTCCGACTTTAATATGCACCCTGAAGACATGGATCTTGAGATCTATGAACCTTCCCCGAGCGAATTCTCGACAATGGTAGAAATCACTTCTTCCTTTTGTAATGAAAATTCGT